GTTTGCCCGGCACACCATTACACCGTGGGCCAAGCGCATCGAGCAGGAAATAGACCGCAAACTCATTCAATCACGGGAGCGGCCACAGATTTACAGCAAGTTCAATTTGAACGATCTGTTTCGCGGTGACATGCAGGCCCGCGCCGATTTTTACACCAAAATGCTGCAAAACGGTGTTTTGAATATTAACGAAGTCCGAGAAAAGGAGGATTTGAACCCAACGGTTGGAGGTGACGTGCATTTGGTGCAGGTTAACCAACTGGCATTGGATCGCGTGGGTGAATATTCGGACAAAATCTCAAGCAATGAAGGAACAGGAACAATTTGAACAGGAAATCCGCCAGCAGTACGGTGAAAACGTGGAGCTGCGGACCGCCGAAGTGCGCGCGGCGGAAGGTGATGATTTGATCATCGAAGGTTATGCCGCCAACTTTGAACAAACCACGGATTTGGGTTATTTCAAAGAAAACATTGCACGCGGAGCCTTTGATAACGTGTTGCAGGATGATGTACGCTTGCTGCTGAACCACGCTGGAGCACCTATGGCACGCACCACCAACGGCACGCTGGAATTGACAATTGATGATGAAGGCCTGCGTTACCGCGCAGCTTTGGCCGACACGCAGGATGGCCGCGATTTGTACAAACTGATTAAGCGCGGCGATATTTCGCAAAGCAGTTTTGCATTCACCATTGAAGACCAAACGTGGAGCGAGGACAGAAGCACCCGCACCATTGACAAAGTAGGCCGATTGCTGGACGTTAGCCCAGTGACCTACCCAGCATACCCAACAACCACCGTAAGTGCTCGCAATTACTCTGCTGCTGTTGCTGAAGTAGTGGAGGAGCGCACGGAGGATGTACCCGATATGACCGAAAATAAACCAGCTGAAGAAGCGAAAATGGCTCCGGCTGAACTTCGTAATTTAGCACCAACAATTTCTCCGAAAATGACCCTTAATGACCTCAAAGGCCAACGCTCCGCACATTACGAGGAGTTTGTAGCCATCGGCCAAAAAGCAGACAGCGAAGGCCGCGTAATGACTGAAGCAGAACAGGAACGCTGCGATAAGTTGGACAATCTCATCTCTGACCTTGACGTGAAGATCAAGCACAAGGAGCGCGAGCAGCAAATGGTTGCACGCAGCATCTCCGGCCACTCACCATCCACCAGCGAGCAGCGCGAAGTAGAGCGGGTGCACGGTGCCTTTTCTTTGTCGCGTGCCGTCTCTCAAGTAGCCAATGGCCGCAACTTGGAAGGTGCAGAAGCTGAATGGGCGCAGGAAGCAGCCAAGGAAGCCCGCAGCCAAGGTTTGCAAATGGCTGGACAAATCGCAATTCCATCCATCGCTTTGCGTGCTGGAGCTGCTGACGATTTTCAGGCTGGATCAGGTGACGGTTCCGGTTTCGTTCCCACCAACGTACCAGGTGCTATCGAGGCCTTGCGTGCTCCATCAGTTATCGAGCAGCTCGGAACCACAGTAATCCGGAACGCTACCGGATCATTGAAGTTCCCACGGGTTTCGGCTTTGGCAGCTGGAACAGGTGAAGGCGAAGTAGATGCTAACGCAGCATCAGGCATGGAAATGGACGAGCTGACCCTCACGCCACAGCGTGTATCAGCGAAGACCGTTTACAGCAAGCAGTTGGTTTTGCAGGGTGGTTCCGAAGTAGACCGTTTGATTGCTGCGGAATTGGCTGCTGCAATGAACGCTTACATTGACGATACCGCATTTGATACTATCCTGGCATCAACTGCAATCAACGCCAGCACATCAGGTGACACGGCTTTGGCTGCTGCTTTGGCATTCAAGATGGAGGCCGATGTATTGGCAGACGGTGGTAACCTCGGTGGTGCTTCTTACGTTATGTCTCCACTCGCTTACGAGTTGAGCAAGGCGGAAGCAGCCGTTTCCAGCGTTAGCGCACTGTGGGAAAATGGCTTGTTCAACGGATACCGCGCAGTGGCCACGCCATACCTGGTTAACGGTTTGTTGGCTGACGCATCCACGGTTGCTGGACAAATGTTGTTTGGAAACTTCGCACAGGGTGCCATCCTCGCTTACTTCGGTGGCTTGGACATCCTTGTTGATCCATACACAGCTGCCAACAAGGCGCAAATCACGCTGCACGTAAATCGTTTCTTCGATTTCGACGTTCGCCAGCCTGGAGCACTTGCAAAAGCAACGCAATTGACGTAATCTCGTTTCGTTTGTTTGTGTGTTTGGAGGGTGGGCCTTTTGGCTCACCCTTTTTTTGTTATTCGTAATTTGCAGGCATGTACAGTTACAGCATCGAATATACCAGCAGTGCCACGCCCGCCGATATTGTGAGCACAGCCAACCTCAAAGCGCACCTGCGGGTGGATCATAGCGACGAGGACACATTTATTGAGGCACTGCGCGATGCAGCCATTGAGCACGTCGAGAGCTACTGCAATATCCGCCTTGGCGATGTTACGGCTGTGCTGTACTTAGATGGGTTCCCGTGGATGGCGGAGGTGCCCGTCGGTCCCGTCAGCGCAGTAAGCGAAATAAATTACAACGATACCACCACAACCACAGCAACGTTGGCCAGCACGCGATACTACACGGACCTAACCCGTAAGCCCGCCCGCATTTCGTTTATTGACCCGCCGATGGTGGCAGATTACGTGCACAACGGTGTGCAGATTAGCTTAACCGTGGGATACGCTGAGGCCGATGTCCCAGCAGCCATTGTGCATGCCATTAAACTTATGGTAGCACACTGGTATGAAAACCGGAGGCAGGTAATTACGAGCAACCCGTATGAGATACCAATGGGAGTGCATTCATTGTTGAACCCGTACCGAATCATTAACGCCCGATGAATATAGGCCACATGGATCGGCGCATTGCCTTGCAAAGCACCACACTAACTACCAACGATTATGGCCAGCGGGTGGCCTCATGGGCTACGTATGCCACGGTGTGGGCATCAATTAAATACAAGGCAGGCAGCGAGAAAGTAACGGATGATCAAGTAGGCAGCACGCAAACGGTTGATTTTACCATCCGTTATAGCACGGATGTAAGCGGCGTGAAGGCATCGCACCGGCTGGTGTACAACAGCCAGAATTACGAAATTTTGTACGTGCAGGAGATAGGCCGCAAAGAGGGTTTAATATTGGTGTGTGAACTTCGCAGCGCATGATCGATATAGACGATAAGCAGATGCAACGCGAGCTGAAGAAACTGGCCAAAAAAGTGGCCAAGATTCAAGAACGCATGGACGGCACCAAATCCAAGGAGCTGTTAAAGGCACACAAGGATATTGGCAAGATGTACCACCAGCAGGTGAAGCGCAATATTAAAAATTACCACGAGGATACCGTAGTAAGGAAAAAAGGCAAAGAGTACCCGATCGTGCGCGGCCAGCTTAAAGCCTCAATGGGCAACTGGAAGCCAAACAGAAAGAACGTAAATATTGTAGCTGGACCGCGTGCTAACTCACCCATGAAAAAGAAAGTACGCGAAACAGCAAACGGTTGGTTTGCTCACTTTGTTGAGGAATTTGGCACGCAGAACAAAGGCGTATTTGATCGCACGAAAAAACAAGTGATAGCACAGATGCGGGATAAGCAAGTCAAGCTATACCGCCAAACGATTAAAAACGCTGCACGATGACAGTCGGAAAAGCCATTTTTTACCTGCTGAACAATTACAGCAACTTAACAGATATTGTTGGCACCCGGATATATCCGGAAGTAGCAGAGCAGGACGGTGCCAGCCCATTTGTGGTATACACTATCATTAGCAACAGCCCAAGCGATACCCACAGCGGGCCAAGCCAGTTGGATGTGGCACAGATTGACGTGGTGGCTTATTCCACGAGCTATGCGGAATGCATCGATATTGGTGTGCATGTTCGTGCTGCGTTAGACCGCGTTACAGGGACGTACAATGGCGTGAACGTACAATCGTGCCAGTACACCACGGAGTTGATTGATTTTGATGATTACAGGCGCAGTTACGTTATCACGCAGTCCTACGATGTACGAATTAGCAGGACCATTTTTGACATTGCAAGCAGCACACCAATCAGTGGTGTGTACCTGGGTCAATTAACGGATGTAACCGACAACGCCACCACAGGCCAAGTAATTAAAAAGCAAGCCGATGGCACGTGGGCCGCAGGTGATGATGCATCCGCTGCATCGTTGCCTGAATTGACGGACGTTAATATTGAAGTTACAGCCAACGCATTAGATCGGCAGGCATTGGTTTACGATGAGGCCACAGGCGAATGGATAAACGATGGTGTTGGGCAAACAGTAATTCCAATACGCAACAACTCGCAAACGCAGATTTTAAAAGGCCGCATTGTTGCTTTTGCTGGCACGCAGGGTGATCGCATTTTGGTGGATACTTGGGACAATGCCAGCCCATCAGCCTACATCGTTGGAGTGGTCGATAGTTTAATTGCAGGCGGCGCAGATGGTCACGCATTTACATATGGCGAGATTCGCAATATAGATACCTCGGCATGGTCACTTAACACCGTGCTGTACGCTGGCACATCGGGAACGTTTACCACCACGCCCAACTCGATGCCAATCGCAACGGTTACACGGGTGCACGAAAACACAGGACGCATTTTTGTGCGCACCTACGTTCCAGGTGATCATTACCGCGACCGTTTTAGAGCAGAAGCGCACGCAGCAGCCACAGCAGGAACAGCAGTGGAAACGTATTACACAGCGCAAGCCAACGGAGATGGATTTTACCAATCGCCTGGCAGTGACGAAGCACGCGACCCAGTAACGGATTTGGTGCGCAGGACGTTGTACTGGAAATCGGGCGCATTTGAAGCAGCATCAGCCGCAGGATACAGCAACATAACCGAATACGACGAAATAACGTACACGCAGTTGCTCGGACACATTGACGATGTACTAAACAGCAACAGCGCACCCATTACCATTTGGAGCAAGCGCGAAGAAGCACCACGCTTTGAAGGCATATTAGATACATACACCAATGCAGCGATGGCCATTAGCCTGCGATTGCTTAGCTCCACTTATTCCGGTGCTGCCATTCGCGTGCGCCGATCATCAGACAACACAGAGCAGGACATTGGATTCACAGCAGGTGGCGATTTGGATGTGCAGGCGTTGGCTACTTTCTGTGGTTCCTCAGATGGTTTTATTCGTTGGTGGTATGATCAGAGCGGAAATGGCCGAAATTTTGGCCGCAGCAATACCAATGATCAGGGTAAAATTTATGATGGCACCACAGGCGTAATTTTGCAAAACTCAAAACCTGCCATTTCTCATGCTGGTAATTTTGTGCACTACATGCAATGCGGAGGCCAAAGCACAGCGGATTTCCACACCAATAACAACATTGCTTACAGCGCAGTTGTAGGCAGTGCAACAACAAGTTATTACACAGGTTATTTCCAATTATCCAGCCAGCTTGATATTTACCCGCGTTGGGCGAGTGGAACCCGTCATCAAACACCAACTACTATTGGCCTTGGAACAAGCAGCACAGGCCAATTTCACCACCTTAGTTACCGTGACAATAACAGCGTGGTAATTAGGCACAATGCATCGAACATTGTAGGCGGAACCGACACGGCAAACATTATTACATACACTGGCATAACTGCCAACTTGTTAGCCGGTTTTGGTTCATTGATGCAGGAAATAATTATTTTCAATACGGCTATGTCAAGCAGTGCAACAGGAGTGGAAACTAACGTAAACGATTATTACAGCATTTACCCATGAGCCAGTACATAATAGTATTGCCAGTTGGTTTACTTACATCCGAAGTCAGAGCCAAAGCCATTGCACGGGAACTGTACAATATCAGCACGCCCGTAGCCATTCAGCACGATTACCAAAAGGAATCCACAGTGTTTGATGTGATTGTCCATCCGGATGGCGTGCAACATGCCTTGGTTATCCAAACGGATTACATCATTCCAGTGCATGAGCAAGCAAATTTGGAAAAGCTGGTATCGATGTTCCCGGAGCTAACAGATCAGGAACGAGTAACCCTAACAGGATATATCCACACCAATAAAGCATTTCCATTTGGAAACATCGTACCAAGCACAGTAACCGTGAGAGATGCAGAGTACATGCAAGCAAACGGATGGGACGTAACAACAATTGACATTGAACCATGAAGCAATTACTCGCATACTTCGCGGCCATTATCCTGGCCATTTTTATTCTGATCCTTGGACCGCCGATTCATGGGCTGGCTTACATCCTCAACAAGTTCCATGACTGGTTTGAGGAAGCAGCAGAATACACTTCACTTTTTTGAATTGCGTACCTTGCAACCATGTTAGTGCAACTTCAAAAGGCTTACAAGGCCGATGGCTTCAATTGGCCAGCTGGCAAGACGGTGGATGTATCCAACAAGTTTGCAGCCAAACTAAAGGCGGGCGGATACTTGGACGCACCCAAACCCAAAGCGGCAACGAAAACCACGAAGAAGCCCACCGAATCCGAACCATCTAACCAAGAATAATCATGGCACAGTCCACCGGCATTATTAATGCATCATCCATCCGGGTATTCCTCGGAACCACCGACGATAGCGAAGTCGTTGTTGATCACGTAACCGAATGCAGCATCAGCATGAGCACTGATATGCGCGACATTA